GATGGTGGCGTGGCCCTTGATTTGGTAAGTCACCGCCACGTAGTCGACGCGACGCGCCTCGTCCGACACGACGCCCCACTCGCAACGTCGGGAGTCGATGACGTACCAGCGCGTGCGGTCGTCGGGCGCGGTCGGCTTCGGACGACAGTAGAAGATGCCGCCTCGCCAGTACCACTCGACCTCGCCGGGGTGCATGAGCGCGACCTGTTCCATCGCTGCGGCGCGGGTCGTCTGCTCGAAGAAAGCGAGCGACGACAGGTTGGTGCCCACGGCTTCGACCACTTGGTCCGAGTACCCGAGGTCGTTGGCGATGTAGGCGAGGGCTTCGTCGACGCTCGGCTCGGCCTCGACGTTGACGAACACCTGCGGGTCGGCAAGCTCGACCCAACGCGTGTTCGCCGACTCGGCGGCGGTGAGGTCGGTGTCGCAGATGAGAAGAATCTTCACCGCGTAGACATCGGCGTACCCAGCGTCGGCGAACGACTGCCCCGCCGTCGCGGGCACGCGGATGGCGGTGTCGTCCAGCGTCTCGTTGTTCCACTCCTTCACCGTCGTCCACTTCGACCACGGCGAAGTCGCGACCTGCAAGCGCGCGAACCAGTGCGCCGAGTCAACGTCGATGGACGAGGCGTCGCTGAACTCGAGATGGTCGATGGCGACATCCTTCTTGCCGCCGTTGACCCAGTACCAGATGCCCGCGCCCTTGCCCCCCTCGACGCCCCGGCCCTTGGTGTGCTTGATTGACGGCCCGCCCTCGGTGTCACAGCCGAAGGCTTTGCTCGCCTTCGCGCTCACCGTCCAGTGCGACGGGTCGGCGTCAACGAACGTCGCGAGGTACGAGGCGTCCTGTTTCGCAAGGTCGAGCGGCCCAGCCGCGTCGATGATGAGCGTGGATTCCTCGCCCGACACAGGCATGGCGGGCTTGAGCTTGCCGTCCCAGAGGAGCAACGTGCCGTCCCAGAGCTTCACGTCCTCGCCCGCCGTGAGTTCGTTCGCCCAACGGCGCAGCGGATGCTCGACGGGGATGCCCGCCTGCAGCGACCCCGGCCCGTGTTCGCCGAGGTTGAACTTCGGCGGCGCGTCGAGGGCGTCAATCACGTCTATCGTCGTGCCAAGCTGGAGCCGCCAGTTCGTGATGTCGACGGGCGCAGCCGCCCCGCCGAGCGAGTCGGCCACGCCGATAACGTCGATGCTCGCGGTCGTCGTGATGGTGTTGAGGTCGTCGTCGCGCAGCATGACCTCGACCGTGTGTTCGCTCGCGTGCGCGAAGGCGAAGGGCACGGTCATCCAGCCCCTGTTGCGGTGCGTCCTGTCGGGCGTGAACGTCGCCCACCCCGACCACGCGCCGTCAGTCTCGCGAATGCGGTACGAGGACGGATACCCGTTCGTCAACGAGGACGCCGACGACACGCCACGGAAGCGGCACGACACGTCGAGGTCGAAGGTCGCGGGCGCGCCGCCGTTGATTCGCAACTGCACGAGCGTCCAGTCGATTTGAAGCGTGATGCTGTCACTCACGGCCTCGGAGTCGTAGTCGGTGCCGCCCTCGGTGACGCGGAACTGCACGTACACGGTACAGGTATGAGGGTCTTCGTCGTCCTGCGGGGGCAGTTGATACGCGCGGCTCGTCGCGTAGTTCTCCCATTCTCCCCATGTCTCACCGTCTTCGCTGAAGCGCATCTTGTCGACGGTGACAGGCGAACCCTCAAGCGTCGCCGCCGCGTTGAGGGTGAGCGTAACGTCGTTGTCGTCAGTCGACGCCGCGCCGCTGTTTATCACTATCGAACGCGTGGTCCACTCGAAACCCGCCGTGCCGTTCACGAAGAACGCGAGCCCCGCCTCAGTCACTCCCGTCGTGGACCCCGTGTAGGCTGCGGTGATGGCCCCGGTCGAGGTCTTACCCACGCGGAGTCCGTACCCGATGACCGAGCTTATGTCCCCCGCGCTGATGTTGTTGTCGCCGTGGTCGCCCCACGAGCTAGGGTTGTCAGTTTCGCACGACCACGACCCGACAACATTGTCCGCTGAGGTTTGGTGACTTGAGGCGGCCACAAGCACGGCTCGACTGGCAGATTGGTCGACCGACGGGATGGACACCGGGTTGAGACACGGTGCTGCATGGATGTACCGACTTGAGTCTCCAAGCGGGCTGGACGGGTCTACGTTGGTCACGAACGTCGCCGCGCCACCATACGGCACGCTAGTTGGCCCGTGGCGCGTCTTGTGAACGTCTGCCGCATCGAGCACCTTGTACCACGCGATAATGCTCGCATGGCCTGAGGAAACCCCACGCGCATCTTCGATGACGGTCCAGCCGTCTGGGGTCGATGGGACCATTGTGACGTCGTAAGCGGCGACGATGAGGCCAACGTCTCCCGGGGCCGCCCCGGGCACGCCGAAGACGCCAGCCGCGCTAGGAAGGCTCACCATGCTGCTGCCGCGATGGCCCCATGGAGCTATCTGCGGAGTGTCCTCGGTAGCTGGTTCCGTCACGACGACGAGGTGATGGTTGTAGTAATCGTCGTAGGCGAGGCCGAGTTTGCTGCTGTATTCGTTCGGCGGGTCGTCGTCGGCCCGGAGGTTGTCGCTCGACACGATGACGAGTCGCGTATAGCCGGTCTTATTGACGAGGGCTGCCGAGCCGGATGCGGGGTCCATGTTCTGCAACACTCCGCTCCAACCGTTTACGTCTGCTCCGCTGATGCTGGCGAACAGCGGCAGGGCTTGAAGCTGCGCCCGTGTGCGCCAGTCGGCGGTCGAGACGGAACCCCCCCAATCGTAGGCGTAGGCGAGCACAGTCTGGGCGGCGGCGGGGCCGGTGGCATAGGTCATCAGAGCCAACACGGCCCGCACAACGGTCTCGTCGTCGGGAATGGTGCTGGTGTCGAACTGGAGAAAGTGTTGGTAGGCCTCATAGTAGGTGCCGTTGTAGTAGGCCCCGAAGTACCCGTGCGAAAGGGACTGCGAGCTCTCGGTCTTGTCGCGGGCTGCGGGCCACGTGTGGCTCGTATACGACCACGACCGAACGTGCGCGTTCGGTGATTGCCCGTCGAAGCGATAGACGGGCATCTCAGCCCAACCAGTTGCGCCGTGGGTTGTACGTCACGTCTACGTCCGCGTGCTGATGCAGGGCTGTGCCCGCCGCTTCCTCGGTCAGCACGATGAGTTGCCCGCCGAGGCACTTCAGTCCGCCGCCGAGAATGTTCTCGTAGTCGACCACATCGTCCACGTAGATGTCCTCCCACTCGACGCGCAGGGCGCTGATGTCCGCGCTCGACGAGTCCTCGTCGTGGTAACGGCAGAAGCCCCAGCGCAAGGGCAAGAACGCGAGGCGATGGCAGTACGCCGCCTGCGTCGTCGCGTCGGCGGTGAGGCTCAGCGTCGTCGTGCCCGCGCCGCGCACCTTGCGCGTCGGCAGGACGACTTCGCCGAGCGACACCCACTGGTAGTGGTCGAGCGTCTCGGTCACGTCGTTCCCGTACTCGTGCGAGATGACGAGCGACCCGCCTGCGGTCACCTTCACGCGGGCGAGGACGAGGTACGAGGAACCGGGGAAGTCGCTCACGTCGACGGTGCCTGTGTCGGCAGGGTCGGCGGCGGCGAAACGCACCAAGTTGACGCCCAACCCTGCGTCGGCAACCTCGTCGTCCCAACCTGTCACGGCGGTGGCCTCGACGACGTACCCGGCCCACGACTCATCCGCGCAGAGGGCCAACCAGATGCTGTGCATGTCGGCCATCGCCGTCCCTGGCCCGACCTCGACCGTGAGCGCGGCGGGATACTCACCCGTCATCCCCGACAGGTCGACCGAACCGGGCGTCTCGAGGTCGGCTTCGCTGATGGTGTCGAGCGCACCGTAGGCGTAAGGCTGCACCCGCACCTGCATCGTTTCGCGATACGTGAGGCCGTGTCGGTAGAGGTCGTTCACGGGGACCGGCAACGGGTCGCTCGGGTACGTGTAGAACGCCGCAGTCTCGCCTTCGTCGTTCTCAAGGACGAGCGTGTTCTGCGTCGACAGCGCGAGATTGACCGCCGAAATGAAGGCGTCGAGGTCGCCCGTGTCCTCGTCGCTCTCGGCCTCAACGATGATGTCGAGCGGGATGGTGCGAACGTCGGGCGCGATGATGCGTCCCGCGCGCGGCACGTCGCCGCGACCACCGGGAACGAACGTCGTCTGCCAGACGAGCGGCGGGATGTTCTGCACCGACGCGAGCGGGAGTTCGATGCTGCCGAGCGTGGCGGTCAGTATCATGCGTGGCCTCCTGCGGAAATCGCGTGGAACGGCCAAAGACGCGCCTTCGACGTACTACATGCGTGAAGGCATCCCATCGCGCCACCGTTCGTTCTAACGCGTGTCCGTGCCGTCATTGTGCGCTCATCCTGTCGCGCTGTTCCTCGACCGATTGCGCGCCGCGCACGGCGAGGTTCCACAGGCGTTCCACACCCGCCTGCGATGAATCGACGAAGATTGCGCCCGTGAAGTCGAGCGACACCATCCTCGCGGGCGCGGGCGTGGCGACGCTCGCGGCTGACGTGAGGGCGAGTCGGTTGGGGGCGACAGCACCGACCGTTATCGAGGAGGGGGCCAGAGCCTCGGGCGAAACGGAGATGAGTGCCCCCAACCGCGACACGGCAGAGCGTACTGCCGACTCGGAGTCGTGGATGCCCTTCTCGATTCCTTTGCCGAGCCAATACCCGATGTCGACGCCCGCCTCGGACGGGCTGAAGGGCCAGAGCTTGCCCAACCCTTCCTTGACCTTGTTGTAGATGCCCGCCGCGAAGCCCTTCACCTTGCCCCATATCCAGCCCGCCATCGACGAGATGCCCGACCACAGGCCTTGCACCAGTCGCCTGCCCGCACTCGCCATCGCGGCGAAGAAGTTGAGTTGTTTGAGGATGGCCGACTTGATGCCAGCCCAGAGGCGTGAGGCGATACCAGCCAACCCGCTCCACGCCGAGCGCAGCGCGCCGACGACGGCTTTCGCCGCACTCGACACGACGCCCTTGAGCGTGTTCATCACCGAACGCACGACGTTGAGCATCGAGTTCCACGCCGAACGCACGACGCCGACAATCGCGTTGGCGACCGTCGTGATGACAGCCTTGATTGCGTTCCACGCCGCGCGCACCGCAGCGGTGATGGCGTTCTGGACCGTGCGAATGACCGACAGGTACATCTTGAAGTAGGTCGACACGGCGGTGTAGATGCCTTTGAGGATGGTCGACACGAACGCCTTGAGTGCGTTCCACACTTTGCTCGTCACCGAGGTCACCGCGTTCCACGCCGTCGTGATGACCTTGACGACGAACGCGACCGCAGCCTTCACCGCCGCCTTTATCTTGTCCCAGTTGCTGATGATGAGCTTCGCCGCGAGGGCGATGGGACCGATGAGGATGGCGAGCAACGTCTGCCAATGCTTGCTGATGAACCCGACCACGGCCTTGACCGCTTTGCTCAGACCGCCGAAGGCCCACTTGGCTATCTTGACCACGATACGCAGGGCGGTGTCGACGCCCTTGCGGAACCAGCCGACTTTCTTGTAGAGCAAGATGAAGGCGGCGACCGCTGCGGCGATGGCGACGACGATGATGCCGATGGGGTTGGCGGTGAGGGCGGCGTTCCACAACCACTGCGCTGCGGCGGCAATCTTGCTCGCGGCAGCGGAGGCGATGGCGGCGACCTTGTGCGCGACGGTGGCGGCGGTCGCCTTGACGACGTTCGCCACCCAACTGAGTGCAGCCTTCGCGCCCGACACGAGGCCGTCTGTGACCTTGCGCAACGCGCCGCCCATCGTGCCGAGCTTCCCGCTGAAGGCCGACTGAGCGACCTGTGCGTTCTTGAACCCGCCGCTCAGACGACCGAGTGCGCCGACCGCGCCGCCCGCCGCCTTGCCGATGCCGCCGATGGCCGACACGATGCTCGAACCCGTCTTCGCTATCTTGCCTGCGGCGAGGAACGCCGCGAGGCCCGCGGCGACGTACTTCAACTGACCGCCGAAGGGCGCGAGGAACGTGAGTATCTTCCCGAACCAAGTGACGAGCGCGGTGAGCGTGGGGATGAGCGATTCGGCAATCGCCATCTGGAGGCCGAGGTAAGCGAGCTTCATCTCGCCCTGTGCCTTCGCCATGTCCTTGTACGTTTGGAGCTTCTTGTCGTTCCAGACGAGGCCCAGCTTCTCCAGCGACTTGTTCACGGCGGCGATGTCACCGGGAGCTTGCTTCGTCCAACCCAACATCTCGGTGCCCGAACGACCGAAGAGCTTGAGCGTGGTGGCGGTGCGCTGCGTCTTGTCGTCCATGAGGCTCATCGAATCGCGCGCCTTCATCATCACTTGCGCCGCGCTCATGGTGTTGAGGTCTTCCATGCTGATGCCGAGCTTCTCGAAAGACGCGATGGCGTCCTCGTTGCCCGACTTCGCGGCGACGATGTTCTTGGAGAGGAACTTCACGGCGGTCATGCCCGTGCTGGCTTCGATGCCGTACCGCTTCCACTGACCGACGAGGCGCGACGCATCCTCGGTGCTGATGTTCATGAGCGCGGTGAGTTTGTTGACCGCCCCGCCGTAGTCCTTGTAGACGCCGACCGACTTCGTGGCGATGGCGGTGATGGCTGTGAGGCCCGCTGCGGCGGCGACCTGTCCCGTCTTGTACGCCTTGCCGAGCTTGCCCGCCTCTTTGCCCGCGCCCGTCATGGCGGTGCGGAAACTGCCCGTGTCGGCGGTGAGCTTCACGACCAGCGTGCTGATGACGCTCATGCCTGCACCTCGATGCGCGTCAGACGCGTTAGAACGCACGGTGGCGCGTTGCGCGCCTCACCTGCGACGTACTCCATTACTTCGCGCCTTTCTTGCGAAACAGCGACGCCATCATCTTCATGGTCGCCGCGTTGTTCGCCGCCGTCGTCGCACGTTCCTCGTCAGCGTCGCGGAAGGACAGCGCGCACTCCTCGGGCGTGAACGGCTCGCGCTTCTTCTTCTCGTCCCTGAAGACGTTGGCGATGGTGGCGGCGATGCCTCCCGCTCGAAGGTCCTCGCGACGGTCGCCGATAGGCTCGACCGTGCGGTCGAACATCAGCCACGCCGCGAACTCCCTCGCGCTCATGCGGTTCAGCATCTCCTCCACCGTCATGCCGCCGAGGGCCAGAGCTAGTCGGTGAGCGAACCTCCGCTCTGGCCGTCTGAGTTTCCCTCAAGTTCGGCGAGGTCGGCGTCCGTCATGCCCGACAGGTGCCTGATGGTGTCGAACAGCCGTTCCAACGCGAGAGCGGACTTCTTGCCCAACTCGTTCACGTCGTTCTCGGTGAAGACAGGCTGGCCTGCTTCGTCACAGACGCCCAACGCCACGAGGCGAGCGCGCACGTTGCGCGCGTTCACCTTGCGCTCGCCGTTCTTGTCGACCGACACGATGCTCGACTCGAAAGCGTCACGCTCGCGCGCCGTGAGACCCCGCACGTAGACGGAGCCGCCCCACTCGGGCATCTCGACCAACTGGGGGTGGATGTCGAGCGCGGCGAGGATGTCGTCGCGCCCAAGCACCCGTCGTTTCGCCTGTGTCATCAGCTGCCGCTCCCGCCCTCGGTTTCGGTGATGTCGCCGCAGATGCCAAGAACGATGTTCGCCTTGAGGATGCCGTTCACCGGAGCCTCGGGCTGGAAGTCCTCGACGATTGCGCCGAAGGTGTAGGTCGTCTCGGCGTCGTCGGGCAAGACGACCTGATAGTTGTTCTGCTCGCCCGAGTCGGCGAACGACTTGAGGCCCGTCGCGCTGTCGTGCGTCGCGTCGGCGGGGTCCCAGTTGATGGGGAACTCGACCGTGGCGTCCTTCTGGAGCGTCACCTTGTAGTCACGCTTCCGACCGGGCGTGGTCTGCACGGTCACGTCTTCCTTCTCGTTGCCGAAGTTCGGCAACGTGATGTCACCCACCTCGGCGACCGTGGTGAAGACCTCGGGGGTTTCCCCGTCACCAATCTTCAGCAGGGTGCCGTGTGAGGCGATTGCCTGCGTAGCCATCAGCTACCTCCCATTCGCTTGCACTCGCCCACGTGGGCAAGCATGTTGTCTTCGTCGAGCGTGGAGAAGGAACAGGCCGCGCACTCGTACATCGTGCGCCCATGCCACCTCGCGTCCTTCCTGTAGGGCAGGATGATGCGCGGCGGCGGGGGCGGCGGCGGGGCCTCGTCCTTCTTCTTCGTCGTGCGCGTGCGCTTCGGCTTCACGCCCTCGGGCAGCACGAGGGTCGGCGGTGCCTCGTCGACCTCATCGACCGCTTCGGCCATCACGTCCTGCGGTTCCTCCATCACGCTACCTCCTCGGTGTAGACCTGTGCATCCAGCCTCACGCCCCGCAGGGGCACGTCGGCTTGGAAGATGTCGCCACCGCCGACGATGATAGCGGCTCGGGGGATGCTGCGAATAGCCCCCTTCAACGCAAGGGCGACCGCCTCAGCTTCGTCTGGGTCTTCCGACCACGCGATGAACTGATAGCGCGGCCAAGACATCGAGCAACCCGTATGCGTCTCGCCGTGGGGATGGTCGACGCGGAAGTAGGTCACGCAGGGGAAGCCCGACTTGGGCGGGCGATTCGCTGGGTACACTCGCTCCTCGACCAGCGCGGCCAGTTCGGCGTGCTCGGTGAGGGCGGTGAAGATGTCGTCGAGGACGGTCACGGTGAACCCCCCAGTCGGTCGAGGCGGTACTTCACAGCGTAGGCGACCGCCTGACGGGCCTTGTCCACGTTCTCGTCGAAAGCTGGCCTGAGCCACGGGCGCGCGCCCATGCGCGAGGTGCCGAACTCGTGGTGGGTGCCGTACTCGACCGCCGTCCCGATGTCTACGCTCACGTTGCCCTTCGCGTCGCGCTCGGGAGGCCACGCCTGCACCGAGTTCATCAGGTTGCCCGTGTCGATGATGTCTTTGTCTCGGATGTTCTGCACCGCCGCTCCGACGATGACCTGAGCGCCAGTCGCGAAGCCCTCGGCCTCAGCCTT